ATTGCCATGAGTAGTTACCTTATTGCTTGTTGATTTTAGCTTCTAATTCTTCAATCTTCTTTTGTTGTTCCTTGATGGCTTCAATCAAGAGTGGGACAATTTTTTCATATTTTACTGTCAAATAATTTTCATCAATAGGAGCTGTTGTTACTGCTTCTGGAAGAACTGCTTGAACTTCTTGCGCACTTACACCAATTTGCATCTTGTCGTTGTTGTAACCGAGTGACTTGGCTACTTCATTTTCAGTGAAGTAATACCCATTCAAAGAGTTTACTTTATCTAATGCATTTCCAATGGTGCCATGGAAGTTTTTCAATCTTGCGTCTGAGTAGTAAGCCGTGATTTCATTGGTGGCTCTGATTTCACCTGCAGTACCAGAACCTGCTGTACCTACACCTACAGAATTGAATTGTACATTGGAACCTGTACCTACTGCTTGACCAATAGAGATGGTAACAGCGCCAGTGGCACCACTGACAGATACACCAGTACCTGCCACGTTGGAAGTTACACCTGTGTTGGCAATCGTGACAGCTGCAGATCCATTGTAGCTAGTACCTGAAAGACCTGTTCCGATAGTTAATGTGTTTAAGTTGCTACCTAAGGTGACACCTGAGATGGTGGATGCTGACAACTTGGATACTGCAATGGCTGCGGAAGCATTGATATCGGCATTCACTATTGTGCCATCAGCAATCATGGTGCTGGTGACGGTACCTGTGTCACCTGTTGTAACCACAGTACCTGTGGTGTTTGGTAATGTGAGTGTTTGGTCAGCAGATAATGTTGCTGGAGTTAATATAACTTCCCAGTTACCAGTACCACCAGCACGTCCACGAATTTCCACACCATCTTGTGTTGCTGCGGCGCGAGCAAGAACTCCGCCGCCAGTTGTAGTTAATGAGGTACCTGTTGCTGCACCAATATTAGGTGTAACAAGTGTTGGGCTTGTAGCGAACACATTGGCACCAGAACCTGTTTCATCTGTTAACATTGCTGCCAAGTTAGCACTTGTTGGAGTTGCCAAGAAGGTGGCTGCACCTGTGGCAAGACCAGAAACACCAGTACTAATTGGTAATCCTGTACAGTTTGTTAAAGTACCGCTTGATGGGGTACCAAGAACTGGTGTTACAAGTGTTGGGCTTGTTGCGAACACCAATGAACCGGTACCAGTTTCATCGGTGATGGCGGAAATTAAGTTGGCTGAACTTGGTGTGGCCAAGAAGGTAGCAACTCCTGTACCTAATCCTGAAACACCAGTACTAATTGGTAATCCTGTACAACTTGTTAGTGTACCAGATGAAGGCGTGCCCAGAGCAGGTGTTACCAGTGTTGGGGATGTTGCCAAAACAACAGAACCTGAACCTGTGGTGCCGTTACTTAAATTGGATGCAGCAATTTGTGAACCATTGATATGAACGGCGCCTACGTCAATGGTTCCAAGTGTGCCTGAGAACACTTCAGAAGTGTTGGTGGCATCTGGGATGAAGGTGAGTTTACCTGTGCTATCATCATACCCGAAGAAACCAATTTTAGCTGCAGTACCATTGTGCCAACGGAATTCCACACCACGGTCCTTGTTGTCATCTGATGCGGGTGCTGTATCACCACCAAGTGTAATGATTGGGTCATCAAGTGTAGTTGTGGTGCTATTAACGGTAGTTGTAGTACCGTTTACTGTTAAATTACCACCGACGGTTACGTTACCAGATGCGCTGATGGTGGCAAAATTGGCAGTGCCTGAAAATGTTGGACTTGCACTAAACACCACAGTGCTGGTACCTGTTTCATCAGTCAGTGCTGAAGCCAAGTTGGCACTTGAAGGAGTTGCCAAGAAGGTAGCGATACCAGTACCCAATCCTGAAATACCTGTGCTGACTGGAAGACCTGTACAATTTGTTAAAGTACCGCTGGAGGGAGTACCAAGAACTGGCGTTACAAGTGTTGGGCTGGTGGCGAACACAAGTGCACCTGAACCTGTTTCATCAGAAATCACACCTGCCAATTCTGAAGATGTTGTTGCAGCAAATGCACTCAACTTGTTAGCGGTATAGGCAACAGTACCACCTGCACCAAATGCTACTGATGAGCTATCGGTGCCTGTGAAGGTTAGCGTGTTGCTAGCTGTTAAGGTTTTGCCGTCAGCAATTGTTAATGTAGAACCTGTTGCAGGTGCCGTGATGGCAACTTTATTGATGCTAGTTGCTGATGCCACACCCAATGTTGGTGTAACAAGTGTTGGGCTTGTGGCAAATACGTTGGCACCTGTTCCAGTTTCATCTGTTAACATTGCTGCCAAGTTGGCTGAACTTGGTGTTGCCAAGAAAGTGGCTGCACCTGTACCTAAACCTGAAATACCGGTGGACACAGGAAGACCTGTGCAATTGGTTAATGTGCCGGATGAAGGTGTACCAAGAGCAGGTGTAACAAGAGTTGGACTTGTAGATAGAACAGCACTACCTGTACCTGTGATGGTGGCGAATTCAATGTATTCAGCATCCCAATCAGCTGCAGTTGTTAAAGCTGTGCCAATACATAAGAAGCTCATGGTGACACCTGGGATAACCGTGGCCACCAAGTTGCCACCAGAGGAATTCACCGTGAGATTACCAGTGGAAGCATTTTCAATACGGTACATCACACCAGTAGCTAAAGTGCTAGTAACTGGAAGAACTACAGTTTGAGTTGTGGTTCCTGTGAATCTGGTGTACCAAGGACTGGTGCTAGTAAGAGTTGTGGTACCTGCAGCAGTGGCAATGGAAGTATATCCCCATTTGATGTTATCAATGGTTGGGAATGTTAAGGTCTTGTTTGTTAATGTATCAGTTGTGGCACGACCTACTAATGTATCAGTTGAAGTGGGAAGTGTCAATGTTCCTGTATTGCTGATTGTAGAAATAACAGGAGAAGTGAGTGTCTTGTTGGTGAGTGTCAAGGTGTTGGATGCTGTTGCAACCGTGACACCTTCAATGGTTACTGTACCTGCAGCAGAACGTGCGATAGTTGTATCAGTAGCATGACCCAATTCAATACTTCCAACACCTAAAGCTGTTGCAGTGGATGCCGTGATGCCAGATACCGGTAATCCAGTACAGTTGGTCAAGGTACCTGCAGAAGGTGTTCCAATGTTTGGTGTCACCAAGGTTGGACTTGTAGCGAATACTAATGAACCAGTACCAGTTTCGTCGGTGATGGCAGAGATTAAATTGGCACTTGAAGGGGTTGCCAAGAACGTAGCGACACCAGTACCCAATCCGGATACACCAGTTGAGATAGGCAAACCTGTACAACTTGTTAATGTACCGCTTGATGGAGTACCAAGAGCAGGTGTGACAAGTGTTGGACTTGTAGCTAACACCACAGAACCTGAACCAGTTGTACCATTGCTTAAGTTAGATGCAGCAATTTGTGAACCATTGATATGCACAGCACCAACATCAATGGTACCTAAAGTTCCAGAAAACACTTCAGAAGTGTTGGTGGCATCTGGGATGAAAGTAAGTTTTCCAGTGCTATCATCATATCCAAAGAAGCCCACCTTGGCAACTGTTCCGTTATGCCAACGGAATTCCACACCACGGTCCTTGTTGTCATCTGATGCGGGTGCTGTATCACCACCAAGTGTGATGATGGGATCGTCTAGTGTTGTGGTGGTGCTATTAACCGTTGTGGTGGTACCATTGACAGTTAAATTGCCTCCTACAGTAACGTTACCTGAAGTACTGACAGCAGCAAAGTTGGCAGTACCTGTGAATGTTGGACTTGCTGAGAATACCAGAGTGCTGGTACCTGTTTCATCGGTGATGGCAGAAGCTAAGTTGGCTGAACTTGGAGTTGCCAAGAAAGTAGCTATGCCGGTGCCTAAGCCAGAAATACCGGTGGCTACAGGTAATCCGGTACAATTTGTTAAGGTACCAGAAGTAGGAGTTCCTAAAATAGGTGTGACAAGTGTTGGGCTTGTGGCGAACACAAGTGCACCTGAACCTGTTTCATCTGTGACAGCCGATGCCAAGTTGGCACTTGATGGTGTTGCCAAGAAGGTAGCGACACCAGTACCTAAACCACTTACACCAGAACTGATGGGTAATCCTGTACAGTTTGTTAAAGTACCAGATGAAGGTGTTCCTAATACTGGAGTAGTTAACGTTGGACTTGTTAAAGTTTTATTAGTAAGTGTTTGTGTAGCAGTTTTGCCCACCATCTCAAAACCGCCGGCTGTGGTGCCATCATGGACACGAAGTACATCCAAGTCTGTATCAACAGATATTTCACCTGCTGCTCCAGTAAAATTATTATTTTGTGTTGTCGTACCTCTTCTGAACTGTACCTGTGTTGGCATCTATATTCTCCTAAACGTTTACGTCAATGCACCCAAATCAGTGGTAGCTAATGCACCTGAAGGTGATGTTAAACAATCAAAAGCTCTATCAACTGTTTGACTAAATGCATCAATGGATGATGTGGTTAAGTCTCCATAATCTCCAGTTGGAAATATAATGGAAGCAACGGCTGCTTCAAGAGCAGTAATTTGTTCTTGCAAATTGGCAGGAACATCAGCATAATTTGCTACGGTAACAATGTTGTTACTACTATCTCGAACGTAGATAATTTTATCTGAAGTATTAACTGCCATTTCACCTACAACTAAATCACTAGTTGTAGGAACCGCACTACCAATTTCACTTCTTTTGGGTTTAATTACGACTGCCATTGACTATTATTTTCTTGTGTTGGTTGTGGCTGTTTTTTTAATTCTTCTAGTTCTTCCATAGCCATAGCAAGTTGAGTCGTGAGCATGGTTTTTTCCATTGTTAACGTCTTAACTTGCTCGGCTAAAGAAGCAATATACTTATTTAAAAACTTCTGTGAATCCATGATGTAATCTCAATTATTTATTAGTATGTTCCACCGTCAATTGTGTTTGTCCAAGCAGGTGTGCCTGAGTTGGAATACAAGAAGTATCCGTTGGTTCCTGCAGCTGTAGCTTGGATGGCACTTGTTCCGTTACCATACAACACACCGTTCGTGGTGAAGGTTGATGCACCTGTACCACCATCTGCCACTGCAATGTCTGCTGACAAACCAGAAACAGTACCACCTGTCAAGTTGGCAAGAATGGTACCTACAGAATATCCTGTGCCAGCAGTGTTAACTGTGGTTGAAGGTTCTGATTGTAGTCCTACGAAGAACTTGAAGATGTTGCTGTCTGAAGCATCACGGAAGAAACCTGCATACTTTGTAGTTGCTGCTTCAACATATTCACCATAGACACCAGTATCAACTGAGTTACCTGTGTTACCATCGGCCAACTTCAAAATTACGTCATCAATGGAAACTGTTGTTGAGTTCACAATGGTTGATGTACCGTTAACAGTCAAGTTACCAGCAACTGTGACGTTGGCACCAGACAATGTGATGGCAGTTGTAGGAGTTGATCCTGATTTGATGACAAGTTCACCACCTGATTGTGATAGTGCACCGAACGTTACACCAGCATCCTTAAGAATAACATCGGCACCATCTGCATCAAGAACGATGTCTCCTGCGGCATCCAATGTGATATCGGCAGCACTATCAATTTCTGCAATGATAGGTGTTGTTAATGTTGGTGTGTTGGCGAACACAAGTGCGCCAGTACCAGTTTCATCAGTGATGGCTGAGATTAAATTGGCACTTGATGGTGTTGCCAAGAAGGTGGCCACGCCTGTTGCAAGTCCTGAAATACCTGTGCTGACTGGAAGACCTGTACAATTTGTTAAAGTACCGCTTGTTGGTGTACCAAGAACAGGAGTGACAAGTGTTGGTGTATTGGCAAATACCAATGCACCAGTTCCAGTTTCATCGGTGACGGCAGAGGCCAAGTTAGCTGAGCTTGGTGTGGCCAAGAACGTAGCGACACCGGTACCTAAACCAGAAATACCAGTTGATACAGGAAGACCTGTACAATTGGTCAAAGTACCTGAACTTGGTGTTCCAAGGACAGGGGTGGTAAGTGTAGGTGATGTAAGTGTTTTGTTTGTTAATGTATCAGTTGTGGCACGACCTACCAAAGTATCTGTAGCCGCAGGAAGAGTTAAACTTCCTGATGCAGTAGCTGCTGCTACTAACGTGGTGGTGCCTGATGTGGAACCACTGACGCTTAATCCAGTGGAACCTACGTTAACTGTACCGGTGCCCTTTGCACGTAAGTTTAGTGTGACGTTGGTATCACCGCCAGAAGCAGTAATACTAGGTGCATTGCCGGTTGCAGCGTTTGCAACTGTGATTTCATTTACAGCACTTGCTGTTGTAGTGAAAATAATTTCTTCATTACCGTTAGCATCTGCAATGAAACCACTATTAGCAAACTTAGGGGCAGTTAGTGTTTTGTTTGTTAATGTTTCAGTACCAGCTAGTGTAGCGAAATCAGCATCAGATAAAGCTGTGTTGAATTGTGCAATAGTACCAGTTAAAGAATTGTTACTTAAGTTAACAGTCTTATTGGTTAATGTTTCAGTACCAGCTAATGTAGCAAAATCAGCATCAGACAGAGCTGTATTAAATTGTGCAATAGTACCAGTTAAGGAGTTACTGCTTAAGTTAACGGTTTTGTTTGTTAATGTTTGTGTTCCAGAATTTGTAGTAACTGTTGAATCAATGTTGAAAGTTACTGTGTTATCTGTGACTGCACTATCAAGACCAGTGCCACCAGCAAATGTTAAAGTTTGTCCAGTGCTGAATGTGTCAGTACCAGTATCACCAGCCAATGTTAATGATGATGAAGCAGGTGCCGCAAATGATAGAACACCTGAACCGTTGGTGGTTAAGATTTGTCCTGCAGAACCGTCGGCGGCAGGAAGTGTGAAGGCTACGTTGGATGCAATTGTTGCTGCTGCCTTCAATGTGACAGTATTGCTACCATCAGCATCTTTTAGAACAACAGCATCACCCACGGTACCATCACGTGGATCCAAGAAACTGTCAACAGTATTAGTGTAATATTTACCACCAATCTTGTCAATTACTGCCGTGGTGCCATCTGAAGCTACTGATTCAATGTAAAGAATAGCATTGGCACCACTACCAGTGCGGTCTTCGGCATATGCCAATTCACCTTCAGCAAGGTCGCTGGTTGTTGGAGCGGTAGAACCTGTTGACCGCTTAATTTGAATTACTGTCATTTACTGCACTCCTGATTTGAGTTTATACTTTGTTAGTTAGAATGTTCCACCGTCTATGTTACCAACATTGGTTGTTGCTGCTTGCGCTACCCATTTTTCTGTTGTAGCATCATATACCAAAGTATAGCCATCCTCTAAATCAGCTGAATCCACATTTTTCAATTGTTCAAGATTAACAGAAGGAATATTAACCTTCCGAACTGTTGTATTAATATTGGGTTGTGCAGATGTTGTTACCTTTAATGCCATTATCGTGTTACCTCAGGTGTTACCGTGATGATACCCTCTAATACTCGGGTGACTGTGCTACCATCAGCAACAGGTGCGACAATTTCCACATCATAAACATACCGACCAGCTTTCAATGCTGATGTTTGTGTATCTGTTAAAGAAATTGTCAATACACCTGTTGTGGTATCATCAGCAGCTTCTACGGTGAAAGCTGTGTAGCTTGTGGCTCCGTAACTTTTTCGTAGTTGTGCTCTGAGTGTGTAACCAGCTAAATCAATCTCATTTCCGTTAGCATCGGAAACTGTGATATCCAAAGAAAATGTTGTTCCTTGGTCAATCACCAAGTTTTTAACTGTAGCCATGGACATTCTCGTTCATAGGTGATTACTACAGTTATTTATAATTGTTCTATTGTGGACCGTGATTTTCTTCAAAATATGTGTGTAACCAGTTCCAATCCACCGTGTTTTTCAATGTTTCTTTATTATCACGATGTTGTTCAGCATACTCATGTCCTTCTTTTGCTCCCTTTAATACCCAATCAGAATATTGCCCTTCAGCAAATGACAGCCAACGATCCAACCATAAGTGGGCATCATCACCATAGGTCACGGTTAACTTCACTGTTTCACGAAATGCTGTTCTCCAGGCCTCATATTCAGATGTGGCAAACACAGCTTCACTTACTGTTCTTGGCACAGTGATGGTCTTGCTGTATTGAGTGAAATCTAAACCGAAATCTTCTGGTGTATTTAACACTAGATTGCTGTTGTAACACACCACACCCATGTGACCATATTGTAATCTATTACTCATGTTTTTTGCATGGAAAATGATATGTGCGTCAGAAATGGTTTCCACGGGATAATCAAATACAGAAGCATCTGTGATGTAATTTTTACCTGTTACAACAAAGAATTGTGTAGCTTCTCCTGCCAAGTCTACACACCGATGAAACATTTTTCTACGTCCATCAATGCCATCAATACGAACAGCACGTGGGCATAATTTCACCAAATGCTTCCAATTCTCATCAGCATTGTTCTCTCCGTTACTTACAAAAAACACTGGAACTTGATCCTTCTTGGCAGTTCTTCGAACCTTTAAGGTGTGTAGTGCCACGATAGGGTCCACTTCAATAATCATTTTGTCAGACCATTCCCACGGATCATCACTTTCTTTCTTCATCTTTTCAATGACTTTCTTTTCTCCGGCCCAGCCCGCAATAAACACTTGTTCAGCATCCTTACGAACCACAAATACTACAGGACCAGAGATATGTTCCCATGTAATACCGTTGGAGCATCTGTATAATTTTCTTTCAGAGCCTTTGGCATCAATGATATCAACATAATCGAACGCTGTTAGCTCTTTGTCACCGGCTTGAGCCCATCCATCTGCATCCTTCACAGTTTGTATGAAATCAGTGAACCATCCTAAACTACGAACCCAATGTTTTGTTTCTACAATCCAGTGGTGTTTAAACAAATCACTATGAGCCAACCATGTTTCATTATTCAGCATGCTTCTTCACCTTTTTTAATTTGGTTATCTTCTTCACTTCATTGTCTACACGTTTTTCTTCATTCACACCAAGATTTGCTCCGAATGCCCATTGTCCAATATGCTTCACTTGGAAACTTAAATTCATGTCAATCAAAATCTTATGGCCAGCATCTCGAAGTTTTTGTTGAAAGTAGAAATCTTCTCCGTGCCAATCTCCATCATAATATTCAAAGTTGAAATATGGAGGTTCAATGTTTTTCAACACTTCCGTTTTCATCATCATACATCCCATACCCACACCTTCCACTTCTTTTAGTTCTTGGTCTCCTTCCAACGGTAACCAATTATCCCAGTTACCTCGTTCAGGATAGGCAACTGTTTGGAGTGGGACTGACCGTTTCATGTAATTTGAACATACGATATCTACGTTATGTCCCATTAATCGCATGGCAGTGGTGCTAGGAAACAACATATCTGAATCCAACCAAAGAGCATAATCCGAGCGAATCTTCAAGGCTTGTTTTGCCAAACGTTCACGTTGTGCAAGAAGAATGGTGCTTTGGTCATACAACACATGAACATCAATACCTGCCATGGTTGTAGTTTTCACCAACTCAACTAATGCAGATGTAAACAAACTATACATGGACTCCTTGCAAGGAATCAAAATGGCAAGTTTAGTTGGCCGTGTTTTCCAAATGCTTAAATCATAGATGTTCTTCATACACCAGCAACTCCAGCTGCCAGAGAGCTAGATTGTGTGGTGATGTCCTGAATCATCGTTGTGATTTCAAGTACACGCTTCACAAACAATTGATAATCAGCTAGTGGAAATTGTGTGACTGTGTTTAAAGTTTCGATGCTGTATTTGTCGAAAATTAAAATTTCCATAGCGGCCTGGCGAGCCCATTTTTCCACCATGGCGAAACGAACCGTTTGTGGGTCGTTGTTTAAAAGATTTAAAAGATGTTCAGGGTCATGTTGAGCCAATACATCTTCCAAAAAGGCAATTCTTTCGGGCCAATCATTTTTTTCTTTTAGGTACTTTAGCTCGTATAGTAGTTCAGCTAACCTTTTTTTATCATACCCAATGGAAACCCATCGGACATAGCGTTCTTCGTATTCCGATGGGTTATCATTGATAGCGTTAATTAATGTATCTAACGTAATGTCGGACATAATCACTCCACAAAAAAATAGTATAAAGAAATTTATATAGGTACTACAAAATTGTCAAGTCTTAATATGTGCTCGGTGTTTGGCGACCACCAAAGTCAATGGATAGTCGAATTTGTCCGGTTAATGAAAGACTGGTACTTCCTAGTAGATTGCTATTTACCGCGGCGGCCAAGTCAGCACGTAGTCGGGCGGCACCACTAAGTCCGTATGCATTACGCACACGCCCCATCGCAATTGCCGACCCGGTATTTGGAATTACACCCATTGTCTACTCCCCTAAAGGCCTAAAATTATTTATTACAGTTGCAATTCTTCTTTACTTCATCTAGCTCCAGCTTTAGGGCCTTGATGGCTTCCACGAGCACGGGTACTAACTTTTCATACTTCACAGCCAAATATTGGTCATCAATTGGTGCTGGTGCCACGGCTTGTGGGAACACAGCTTGAACTTCTTGTGCACTCAAACCGAGTTGTACGGCATCATTATTGTAACCAAGTGACTTGGCTAATTCATTTTCAGTGAAGTAGTAGCCATTCAATGATGTCACCTTTTCCAAAGCGTTATCAATGGTGCCATGGAAATTCTTTAGGCGAGCATCTGAGTAGTAGGCTGTGATTTCATTGGTAGCTCTGATTTCACCGGCAGTGCCAGATGCTGCAGTTCCAATACCTAATGAATTGAATTGTACGTTGGAACCTGTGGCAACAGCTTGACCAATTGAGAAGGTGACTGCGCCTGTGCCTGCACTAACTGACACACCTGTGCCTGCTACTGCAGAAGTTACACCAGCGTTAGTTAATGTTACTGAACTACCAAGAGCAACAGAACCACCACCTGACATACCAGTACCTGCTGTCACAGTGATTGAGCTATTTACAAGACCACCGTTTGGAAGTCCTGTGCAATTGGTCAATGTACCACTTGATGGTGTGCCAAGTGCTGGTGTTGTTAAAGAAGGACTTGTCGAAAGAACAACACTTCCTGAACCTGTGGTGCCGTTGCTCAAATTGGATGCAGCAATTTGTGAATTACCGATACGATATTGTTTACCGGCTGCAAGATTCATATGTTCTGAACTTGACCATGAATCATTACCGTTACTATATGTAAATGTCTTGTTGGTTGCTGTTGTGGCTTCAACGGTGATACCTGCACCATCAGCACCTGCGTTTGTGGAATTACCCTTGGCAAGAGTGATGTTCACATCATCCACGTCAAGTGTGGTGCTGTTCACCGTGGTTGTTGTACCATTAACAGTTAAATTGCCAGCAATTGTTACATCGGTATTTGACAGAGAGATGGCAACAGAGCCTGTTGATGATTTAATATCATTACCACTAACTTGTAAATCACCGGCTACAGTAACATCAGCTGTGTTCAATGAGATTGCTGTGGTACCACCTGAGGACTTGATGTCATTACCACCGATGGTTAAATCACCTACTAATGCAACTTCTGCACCTGTTAAATTGATGGCGGCTGTATTGGATGAGCTGCTGGCAATACGAAGTTGACCTGAGTTGTTTACTAACCGTCCAAATTCAGTACCACCATCCTTCAAGATGATGTCGCCACCGTCAGCATCAAGATTGATGTCTGCGCCTGCGTCAATTGTAAAATCAGCAGTGGCATCAATTTCTGCAATGACAGGTGTTGTTAATGTTGGTGTATCGGCAAACACAAGTGAGCCTGTACCTGTTTCATCAGTCATGGCAGCCAACATTTGTGCAGATGTGGCAACCAATGTATTATTGGATAGATTGATGGTCTTGTTGGTAAGTGTTTGTGATACATCAGTACCAACCATCGTGGTTGTGGCATCAGGGATGGTGATGGTTCTATCTGCTGTTGGGTCAACAACTGTTAGTAATGTTTCAAAGGCATCAGCCGTTGCACCTTCAAAATACAAACCATTGGTAACGATGGCAGCATCTAACGTTTTGTTGGTGAGTGTTTGTGCACCGTCCAATGTTGTTAGAACGCGTGTTGCTGAACCTGTATAGAACTTGAAGTCACCAGCGTTATTCCAAACGTCGCCAGAAACAGGTGATGTGGGGTCGGCACTACCAGCTACAACACGAATACTAGCAGTTGAAGAACTACTAGTAACAGTTGTAAGTTTACCGGTCATGGAGTTACTACCATCTTTCTCCAATTTATCGGTATTCAAATTACTAAAGTTATCATCAACTTCAGTATTTGTTAGTGGTGTACCTTTTACGTTTCTTAAGGTTAATGTGGACATCGTTATCCTCTATTTGCAATTAAGAGTTGTAGCATATTTTTAATATCTGTTAATTCTTGTTTTACACTATTTATATCAGTTTCAAGTTCTTTCATTTTGTCTTTACTGTATCTTCTGGCTTTATATGCTGCCAACCCTTCAAAGTCAGTGTTTACTACAGCAGAGCTAGACTTGTCACGTTGAATTTTCGTTTCATCCATGAGATTATGCCATAAGTGCCAAAGCACGCATACTGTTTATTGTTGGAATATAGTAGGAATCTACACTGGTCATCACAATCTTCACTGCAAACACATGGAATTGAGTGAAGGTTGAACCGTTAGCCACATATTCAAACACACCTGAACTATTCAATCCACCCACCACAGTGCCTTCATCATGACCATTTTTGTCAAACTTATATACCAATTCACCTGCTCCTAGACTGTTGCTGGCTGCACTTTTAATCATTTGTGTCCAAGGACGATTCTTAGGTTCCGTGGTATCACCTACACCTAGAAGTTTTCCATACACAATTACATCAGTACCAGCTGGAATATCGGCATCCAAGAACACCATTAAATCATCTGCTTCAGCGCCTGTTGGAAGTGAGACGAAACGTGTGTGATATTTTGCATTTCCCTTCACATCAGCTGCTTCATAATCTACTGTGATGATGTCATCAGTTCCAGAAACAGCAGCATTAGCTGTCAATGTGATACTATCACGGGCTGTGACTGCACGCACTACACCTATAACTTTGCCTTCAGAGTTACGAAGCACAGCGCCTGGAATTACTTGGTCAATAAAGGCGGTTTCATCGCCAGAAGTTTTACCTGTGACAGTTGTACTACCAGTGCTAAATGTTGATGTACCAGACAATGTTCTTCTAGTGCTACGAATCACATTTTCATAACCTACAATTTGTGACTTCGTGATGTCAACAACAGGTGAAATGTTGGAGTTGCTGGTTGAGAAATTCACTTTCACCATCACAGAACCTTCTGTGGGGTCAGTGATGTTCAATCCTCCAGCCAATGTTTCATATGAATGTGAGTACACAGTTTTTTCTTCACCCAATGTAAAGACACCTTCTTTCTTCATGGGTGTATATGATACTGGATCCACTTCAGATGAATTGTAGATTTTATGTTCAAATGATACAGCTGAATCATTGTACTCAATGTATGAGATGCCAGGTGCCAAACGATGTAGAAGTTTTCCTTCTACATTATCTTCATATGGTTCCAATGAAATGATGGCAGTACCCGAGCTTGATGCCGTTGATGTTCTCTTGATTGTTACAGTTTCACCATCACTAAATGTTCCAGAAACAATTTCCACATGAGCCACTTTGTTGTAGCGGTCAAAGTTTAAAACAGTTCCTATTGCACTGCTAGTTACACCAGTAAGAGTATCTCCTACTAATACTTCAGTTGAGTTGGAAGAAATACCAAGATAATCAATCTTCTTGTTCTTTAAAATCAATGTTCCACTTGATACATTGAAGTTGGCACGATACACGGTGAACTTCATATCTGCTGATTCTGATACGGTCCAATTCACGCTGTTGCTTGAAATGTACAACCGACCAGCAGCGGGTTGTTTGTCAATTTTTTCTTCTGTACCAATTTTGTTTTGTCCAAGAACTGCTGTCCAAATTTCATATCCTTCACGACCACCTGCTGGCAATAGAACTACGGCATATTCTTCATTGTTCTTCAAATACACAGGAGATTCAAATGTAAATTGTGTTGGTGCCTCAGCATCAGAGGACACATTCACATCTTTAGGATATAATGTTACTGTACTAAAGGGAAGAATTTCTGTTCCAGGATTTCCATTGGTTGTGGTTCGAATTTGTAATGTAATGGGTACATTGGCCACAGAAGGCTTTGTCTTGAAGAACACATCAATCTTGGTGATGAAGATACCGTTGTTTTGCCCAGACACGAAGAAGGTTTGAGCAACTGGATCTTTGAATGATGTTGTAGATGGATTTACTGTTACTGTACGTTCTACAGATAATTCTCTAGGTGATGTTG